ACAAGGAGAACAAATATGCCTAGATTCAAGATGGTTAATGGTGAGCGTATTCAGCTTACGGCCGCAGAAGAAACAGCAAGAGACGCTGAAGAGCAAGCGTGGGCGGATGGTGCTGTAGCAAGAGCACAAGCTGCTTTGAGAGCTAAAAGAAATACACTTTTAGCAGAGACAGACTTTTATGCTTTATCTGATGTTACGTTATCTGATGATATGAAAACATACAGACAAAATTTAAGAGACTTCCCTGACGGTAAAGACACTGTTGCTAAATGTGAAGACGCTACTTGGCCGACTAAACCATAAGGCATAGGAAATCACTATGCTGCAAAAAGTAAAATTTGCGCCTGGATTTA